GGACTACCAAACAACAACTGTTAATTTATTAAAAGTAATCAATACGAACTGATGGCAGAGGAAATAATAGGTATAAAAGTAACAACCGATGCAGCACAAGCAACGCAGGAGGTAAAGAAATTAGATAGTGCTTTTGAGGCAACCGATCAAACAGTTAAGGGATTAAGAACCCAGCTTCGGGAAGCGACTGCAAACGTGGCTTTGATGGCTGATAAGTTTGGAGATACTTCACGCGAGGCTATTACTGCGGCAAAACGTGCAGCTGAGTTAAAGGATAGGATTGGCGATGCTAAAGCCTTAACTGATGCGTTCAATCCAGATGCTAAATTTAAGGCGGTGGCTTCCTCATTGGCTGGAGTTGCTGGAGGTTTCAGCGCATTGCAGGGTGCGATGGCTTTGTTCGGAAATGAGAATAAGGATGTCGAAAAGGCTTTATTGAAAGTCAATGCGGCGATGGCTTTATCTCAGGGATTACAAGCGGTCGGAGAATCTGTGGATTCCTTCAAGCAATTAGGCGCAGTTATAAAATCAACAACTGCTTTTCAGGCTTTATATAATGGGGCAACTGCAACTGCGGTGGTTATTCAAAAGGCTTTCGGTGTTGCAACAGTAGAAACAAGCGTAGGTTTTAAAATTCTCAGAGGCGCAATTATAGCGACTGGTATCGGCGCTTTGGTAGTTGGTTTAGGATTAGTGATTGCAAACTTTGATAAAATCAGCAACTGGATCAAGAACAGTCCGCTGGGAACTTTAGCTAAAGGAGTAGGTGCATTAATTGAGCAGTTTACCGACTTTGTTGGAATAACAAGTGAGGCAGAACGGAATCTGGATAAATTATCCGCTGCCAATAAACGAGCAAATGAGGATATTGAAAACAGAATCAAAGTTTTAAAAGCGCAAGGCGGTTCTGAAAAGGAGATTTATGAATTAAGTAAAAAGAGAAATGAAAATGAACTTAATGATCTAAGAAATGCCAGTAAGGTTAAAGGAACTTTAACGGATGAAGAACAGAAAAAATTCAGGGATTTAAAAGTTCAGCAATTAGTATTAACTGCGGAGTACAATAAGAAAAGCGCAGAGGAGGATAAAAAAGCCGCAGAGGAAGCTAAGAAAAAACGTGATGAAGCTAACAAACAAGCCATTGAGGATAAAAAGAACGCGGACAAAATGTTGCTTGATTTGCAGAATCAAAAGGCATTGGCTGAAATTACTTCTGAGGATGATAAGGCTAAGAAACAAGCTGAGATAAATAACAATGCCAGGATCGCTGAAATCAATGCTTTAAAGATTGATATAAAAACCAAGAATGAGTTAAAAAATGCAAGTGAAGCGACTTATCAGTTAGAACTAAAGGCGATTGATGACAAAATAAAAGAGGATAAATTACAGAAGGATAAAAAGTTTGAGGAGGATTTACAAGCTACTTTATCAGAGGCGCGTATTGCTGCATTTAAGGAAGGCAAAGAAAAGGAAATCGCAGCCTTGGATGAAAAAATGCTTGAGGAAACTAAAAAAATCCTTAACAATGCAGATTATACTGAGCAACAAAAAGGATTATTAGTTGCGGCGTTAAGGAGTAAATATGGTGCAGATGTTGCGGCGATTGATAGCAAATTTTTAAAGGAAGCTAATGATAAGGAGTTTGAAAGGTTTAAAGATATTACCAACAATGAAAACCTATCTTTTGCAGCCAGAAAAAAAGGCGTAGATGATGCTTTAGCATTAAACAGAAAGTTATTTAAAGAAGGTAAAATTGATAGTGTTGCATATACCAAAACTGAAAAGGAATTATCTGAGGGCAGAATTGAACTGAGTAAAAAAGAAGCAAGTTCCAGAGCCGAAAACGCACAGAAAATCAGCAGTACGTTAAAGAACGTAGCTAAAGCAATCGGAGAGCATACAGTTGCAGGAAAGGCGGCTGCTATTGCGGCGGTTACAATCGACACTTATATGTCAGCGACTGCGGCGTTCAAATCTTTGGCTGGTATTCCGGTAGTTGGTCCGGTGCTTGGAGGTATTGCGGCGGCGGCGGCGGTTGTTGCTGGATTAAAAAATGTTAAATCTATTTTGGCGGTAAAAACTCCTCCCGTACCTGGCGGATCGTCAGAGCCTGGATTCATTGACATACCTTCTCCTGGTGGTGGTGTTAGTTCGATGGGTGGCGGAGCTTCGATGCCTACTATTGACCAAATGGGTACTCCAGATTTAGGCGGTGGTGGCGGTGGTGGTGTTGATCGTGCCTCAGGGGATACGATAGTTAGAGCATACGTTGTTGAAACAGATATTACGAATACTCAGAGCAGGATGCAGGAGATTGAAAACAGAGCAAGGTTTGAATAAATGATAAATTTTTAATTAAAAGCTATTTATAAACATGAATACAGAAATCCCGATATATATGCTTGACATTACGGATAGCATTGAAGATGATTCACAAGTCGATTTTATCGCATTGGTAGATCGACCAGCAATACAAAGGAATTGGAACGCATTTAATAAAACTCAAAAATTTGAAGTCACTAATGAAGATCGCAGGATCATATCTGGCGCTATTATGTTGGCTGATACGCCTATTTTTAGATCTGATAATACTTATGGCGATTATTATGTGGCTTTTAGTGCGGACACTATTATTAAGATTGTCCAGAAATTTTTCAAAAAAGGTTTCCAAAGCAACGTGAATTTAATGCACGATTCAAAGCAACAATTCGAGGGCGTTACATTATTTGAAAGTTTCATATCGGATTCATCCAGAGGGATCATGCCGATGAAAGGATTTGAAGATGCGCCAGAGGGTAGTTGGTTCGGTTCGATGATTGTAGAAAACGATGAGGCTTGGGCAAAAGTAAAGAGTGGCGAAATCATGGGATTTAGTGTTGAAGGATTATTCAGCTACAAACCAAAGGAAGTAAATCAGGTCACATCATTAGTGGATGCGATCAAGAAAATATTATCACAAGTTAAGTGATAAAGAATCAATTTTTAACTATATAAAAGAAAAGTATGAACCCACAAGAGGCAATTTTAAAAATTAAGGCGTTGTTTGATGACAACATCGCGCCTATTGAAGTTGAAGCTGAAGTTGCACCAATGGTTGAAGAATCAAAGGTTGAAATGGCAGAATATTCTTTGATGGATGGAACTAAGGTTGAAATTTCAGCTTTAGAGATTGGCGGTTTGGTTACCTTAGAAGGCGAACCGGCACCAGTTGGAGATCACGAATTAATGGATGGAACAGAAATCACTTTGGATGAAAATGGTAAGATTACCGCAATCGAAACTAAAGTTGTTGAGGCAAGTCCAGAAGTTGATGTTGAGGCTGGTTACGATAAGAAGAAAGAAGAAGAAATGGCTGAGGCATTCAATGCAAAGATTGCTGAGTTAATCGAAGCAAATGATGCAAAGATTGCTGAACTTGAAAACAAGGTAAAGCAGGGATTTGCTCAGGTAGCTGAATTGATTGAAGCAATTTCAAGCACTCCGACTGAGGATCCAATCAAGAAGCCAAGTAGCTTCACAGAATTTGTGAACACAAAAAGCATAAAAGAACAAAGAATAGATAAGTACAGACAAGCAATTTTAAACAATAAAAATTAAAAAACGATGGCATTTAACGTAGACGCATTAGCCGCTTATACCGAGCAAAACGAAGCCTTATTGGTAACTGATTCCGTATTGGGCGCAAAGACTGCCGCTTTGATTAAAAGCGCAGGAAACGTAATGATTGGCGTGAAAAGCGCAGAAACAATCAATATCATGGACACAGACGCAATATTCCAAGCTGGTGGTAGCTGCGGATTTACTGCATCTGGTTCAACAACTTTCACTCAGAGAACTGTGACTGTTGGTAAAATCAAAGTAAATGAGGCACTTTGTCCAAAAGACTTAGAGGCTAAATATTTACAGAAGGCTTTACCTACTGGTTCAATGTATGATTCAATTCCTTTCGAGCAAGAATTTGCTGATAAAAAAGCGAAAACAATCGCTTCTCAGTTGGAAACTTCACTTTGGCAAGGCGATACTACTTCAGTAAACGTAAACCTTAACAAGTTTGATGGTTTAGTGAAGTTGATCGGTGCTGCTTCTGGCGTTGTTGCTGCAAATGCTTCAACTTACATTTCTGGCGCACCTTTATCTTCAATTACTGCTGCGAATGTAATCAGCATTTTTGATGGTGTTTATGCTGCAATTCCTGCACAAGTAGTTGCTGCTGATGATATGACTATCTTCTGCGGTCAGGATCTTTTCAGAACTTACACAATCGCATTAAAGAACGCAAACCAGTTCCATTACTCAATTGATGTAAAAGCTGATAGCGAGTTTGTTTTACCGGGTACAATGATCAAAGTGATCGCAGTAGCTGGATTGAACGGAACTAACAAAGTTTATGCAATGCGTTTGAGCAACCTATTCTTAGGAACTGACTTGCTAAACGAAGAAGATAAATTTGAAATCTTCTACGCAAAGGAAGCAGATCAGGTTCGCTTTGTATCTGAGTTCAAAATGGGCGTAAACGTAGCTTTCCCGGACGAAATCGTTAAGTTTATCTTAGCATAATAATGGGGGGTAAAACCCCCGTATTTTTTAAATAATTAAATAAGAAAGATATGGCGTGTGCATTAACACAAGGGTATAGCTTAGACTGCAGAGATAGCCTCGGAGGCATTGTCGAAGTATATTTCACAGAAGCCGCAAACGTAACCGCAACAACCGAAGCAAGTGGTGTAATAACTGCTTTGACTAAGGCTTCTGGTAAGCGTTTTTGGAAATATGCTTTAGTAAAAGATACTTCGATGTTTAACCAAACGATGACTGCTTCTGTTGCAAACGGAACTGTTTTCTATGGTCAAGAATTGCAGATCATTTTAAACAAGCTACAAACTAACACAAGAAATGAGTTGCTTTTATTAGCGCAAAACTCTTTAGTTGCAGTTGCAAAAGATAGTAACGGAATATATTGGTACCTTGGTAAAACCAGAGGAATTGATATGACTGCAAATGCAGCTTCAACCGGAACTGCTCAGGGCGACAGAAGTGGATTTACATTAACTTTTACTGGTTCTGAACCAGCATTAGCACCAAGTGTACTTGGAACTGTTGCATCTGCTTTAGAAACTCCAGGATCTTAATTTTTCATAGTAGTGTTTAGGTTAACCGCTGATCGTGATGGTCAGCGGTTTTTTTATTTTGTAAAATTTACATCACTTTGCTATTTAGTGATATATGATCAGGTTAACCAAGGGACAAACACAAATAGTAATATTGACATTGACTGAAAAGCAGTTATTGACTAACCCTAATTATTTATTTGTATTCACGAATCGAAGCGCAAATACAGAGATTAAATTTGTGAGGTTAAACAATACGGATCTAAGCCAGTACAAGGATAGGTACAACGAGTTCAGCTTTGTTACAAATACTAATTTTTCGACTGCATTAAATGGTCAGTATGATTATGTTGTTTACGAGCAAACAAGCACAAGCAATACTAATCCAGCTGGATTAAATGCTTTAGAATCAGGGATCATGGAATTAGTCGGAACGCCTTTTGAGTTTACAGAATATACAACAACAGACACTTACAAAATCAGACAATAATGGATCTAAGAGTAGTGACATTTGCAGAGGCAAGGCAACCAGAATTTAAAGAAAAGAAAGGCGAAGGATATATCCAGTACGGAGATCGTAACGATTACCCGAATTATTTAGTTGATCTTTTCAATAAATCAGCAAAGCATAATGCGATTGTAAAAAGCAAAGTGCATTATATTTCTGCTAATGGTTGGAAAGGTAGCGAGGAGGCAGAGAATTTCATTGAGAAAGTCAATCGCATGGAAAGCCTTAACGATCTGACAAGAAAAGTATCTTTGGATGCAGAATTATTCGGAGGTTATTATTTGGAGTTGATTTGGAGTGCTACCGGTCAATTAGCTGAAATCTGGCATTGTGATTACACAAAGATCAGGACTAATAAGGACAATACTCAGTTTTGGTATAAAGAAGAATGGAATGATCGGAATGAAAAAGCGCAAGTTTACCCAGCTTTTAATCCGGCTAATCCATACGGAAAGCAGATACTTTATGTGAAGGAATACAGACCGAATATGGGTTTTTATTCTTTGCCTGGTTACTTCGGTGCGCTTAATTACATTGAATCAGATATTGAGATTTCAAAGCACGTTCTGGGTAATGCTCAGACTGGCTTTTCTGCAAGTAAACTAATCACGTTACCAAACGGAGAGCCTTCAGATGAGGAGAAGCGTAACATTGAAAAGAGATTCACAAATAGATTCTCAGGATCCGATGGTAAGAAATTCATTTTAGCTTTCGTAAATGATAGCGCAAGAAAGCCTATTGTTGATGATCTCGGAACTTCCGATATTACTAAAGAGGATTTCGGCAGAGTAGATTCATTGATTCAAACTAATATTTTCAGCGGTCATCAGATCACAACGCCTTCCATTTTCGGTATTGCTGAAGCTGGAAAGCTGGGATCACGTTCTGAAATGCGTGATGGTTATGAGATTTTTAAGAATACTTACGTTAATAGTAAGCAGATGCACCTCGAAGGTGTATTCAATATGTTGGCTAAATACAGAGGTATTGCAGAGCCTGAATTAAGTATTATTCCAACTGAGCCTATCGGTTTTGAGTTCACAGAAAACCTACTTAAAGAAATCGCACCTAAAGAGTGGTTACTTGAGAAGGCAGGAATTGATATGACAAAATACCAACCATCTGAAGATACAGTTCGGGTAGTTCAAGCAGAGCAATTTTCAGAGGATTTCAGCGCATTTTTTGAGTTCGGCGAAGCAAAGGATAAGTTTCATGTTTGGAAGCAAAAGGAAAGGTTTAATGATGATTCAGAGCATCAGATGTTTGCAGAGGTTAGCCAATTACAAGCCAATGTTTTGGATTTGATGTCAAAGGATAAGCGAATTACTCCAGAGGTTTTGGCAACAACATTAGATCAAAGCGTTGATACTATTAATTTAGTAATTAAATCGCTGGTTGAAAACGGATACGTTCAGGTCAATGAGTATGCAATCGGAGAGGGCATTGATGAAAACATAATCACAGAGCATATTTTGACAGAGCCATTGGCTGATATTTTAGTAAAAATTAAGCCTCAGACAAAGGAGATTTTGATTCGTTATTCTTACGAATGGAAGGAAGGATTCAACAACCGAGATAAGAAAACGAGCAGACCTTTCTGTGTGGCTTTGCTCGAAGCAGATAAGATGTATTCCAGATCAGAGATTGAAAGCATAAGCGCAAGGTTAGGATATTCAGTTTGGGATCGCCGGGGCGGTTGGTACACAGAGCCAGGAACAAATGATCATAGTCCGAGTTGCAGACATCAATGGGTATCTAATATAGTAACAAGAAGATGAGTAAGAATACATTATTTATATCGGTACAATCCATAAAGGATAGAACTGGATTACATGCTAACGTGGATGAGAAATTGGTGCTGCCTGAGATTAAGACTGCGCAAGACATGTATATTCTCCCGGCATTGGGTTCGGCTTTATACAATGAGTTGCAGACTGCGGTTGATACTGCGACATATACCCAGTTGCAGACAACTTTGCTTGATGATTACATTGTGGATTGCTTGATTTATTTCGTGATGTCGGAATTACCGCAGGGTTTATCGTTT